ACCACCACCAGCAACAACAAGATAGTCAACTACTGCGTCGGGATACTGCCAAGTCCCAGCCGCAATAGCCTGCATCTGCTGTCTTGATGTCCAAATACCAGAATAATTAGGCATATCTATTCCTTAGAAGGTAATTGAACCAGAAGAAGTCCACTGATACACACGATAGCCTCCAGCCACTGTTATTGTTGGTGAACCTGTTGTAGAAGATGCGGCTGGGTAGGAGTCAGCATAACGAATGATTACAACGCCTGAACCACCAGCACCAGCAGTTGCACGACTACCACCGCCACCGCCGCCAAAATTGGCGGTTGCAGAAGTTGCGTTACCCATGCTTCCACTAACTTCTGAACCTCCATTGCCAGCGTTTGTGCCACCTGTTCCACCAGCGGCTGTGCCTCCAGTTGATTGAGCGCCACCGCCACCACCGCTGGCATAAGTTTGAGACGAACCACTGATGCTTGAAGCAGTACCAGCGCCACCATTACCGCCAATATTAACGCCAGCATTAGCACCAACGGCACTAGAGCCACCACCACCAGAGCCACCTGATACACCTACAGAACTACCGCCATCGTTTCCTTGTGATGGTGAAGTGCTAGGCGTATTACCAGAGCCACCAGCCAAAAGTTCACTACCGCCACCGCCAGAGCCGCCGTTAATTGTTGATGTATCACTACCTTTGCGACCACCACCACCACCTGTTGAAGTAATACTGCTAAATACAGAATTACTACCAGCAGAACCAAATTGACCGCTTCCAGCGGAACCACCCGCTCCAACAGTAACTGTAAGTGCAGAACCTGATGCGGGGGCAAAACCCGATGCTGTTCTATAACCACCGCCACCACCACCGCCAGTTCCACCGTTTCCAGTTCCGCCACCGCCACCACCACCGCCAGCAACCACTAAGTATTCAACTGTAAATACAGCAACTACGCTATTTGATGCGGCGCTTAATGGGCCTGCACCAAAAGCATTTGTGGCAGAAACTTTTGCCGTGTATGTGTTTCCTGCTACCAACCCATTGATTGTTATAGGCGAAGAAGACCCCGTAGCCGTAAATGTTGCGCCACTAGATGAGTCTGTTGCAATTGCTGTAAAACCAGTAATAGCCCCACCACCAACATTGGAGGGCGCAGTAAAAGATATTGACCCAGCAGTAGTAAGCGTGCCAATCGTAGGCGCGTCAGGAACCTTCAATGGAAAGTATGAGGCTGTTAAAAACCCCGCTTGGTATCGCATCGACATGGGATGCTCCTATCAGTTAATTTCTTCAAAACTGATAGTTGCAACCAAATCACCAGCCGTACCAGCAATTGCACCAATTGATTGATTTTCCAACAAGTAAAACGCGGTGGTTTTATCAGTAACAATCAGCGAAGCATCCGCTGGAACAGAAATGGTAGACGCGATAGATTTTCCAACAAGTAAAACGCGGTGGTTTTATCAGTAACAATCAGCGAAGCATCCGCTGGAACAGAAATGGTAGACGCGATAGCCAATCCCGAACCTCCCAAAGCCGCCGCAGAGTAGATGTTTACGGTAATGTCAGCCGCTGTTGCGCCGTCAATGTTAGCAATAACAATTGAATTAATCTTAAAAACCTTGCCACTTGATGCGGCGTTAGACGCAAGTTGCGTTGCGCTTGTACCTACAGCAACAGTAAGCGAATTACCGAGGATGCTTGTTACGTTTACGATATTTGGGTTTGCCATGATTGCTCCTTAGAATCCAAAAATCATCGCCATAGCGATGGATTTACCAGTGTTGATGCCACCAAGCGCCGTAAGCGCCGCAGAGGCAGAAGTTTGACCTGTACCGCCATTGGCAATCGCCAATGTTCCAGCCAAGGTGACTGCTCCAGAAGTCGCTGTTGAAGGCGTCAATCCAGTTGTACCTGCGCTAAAAGTTGTCACGCCACCCGCTGGAGCCGCCTGCCACGATGCGGTCGTGCCGTTAGAGGTCAACAAGTAACCGTTTGCGCCAATTGCAAGGCGGGTTGCACTGTTTGTGCCGTTACCTAGAATTAAGTCACCCGTTGTGGTAATGGGGGACAAGGCATTGAACGCCGCGCCTGCTGTCGTCTGACCTGTACCACCGCTTCCAATTGCAAGCGTTCCAGCGACCGTTACAGCGCCTGAAGTTGCTGTGGCAGGGGTAAGGCCAGTCGAGCCAAAAGAAATCGTTGTAACAGGCGCAGTAACAGCGTTTGAAGCCAACAACTTTACAGTGCCTGCGGCGTTCTTAAAATACAGTTTTTCGTCTGTAATGTTGAGCGCCAACTCACCACTGACAAGGTTTCCAGCAGAGGGAACAGCCGCCGCAGTAGTGCTGTAATACAGCGAAATCGGGGTAAAGTTTAAAGCCGCCATTAGAAGGTTCCTCCTGAGATACCGCCAGTTGTGCCCGTACCAACGGTCAGTACGCTTGTTGATTGATTATAAGAAAGGTTTGCAGATTGAGCCAGTGCGCTCGTGCTTGAGGCATATAGCACTCCACCCGCCGTATATGCCGACAAGTTGGTTCCGCCATTGGCAACAGGCAAAACGCCAGTGACACCAGTGGTCAGCGGAAGACTGGTTCCTTGATCCAAGTTATAGGTGTCACCAATTTGAATCTCTTCAATCGTGACACCAGCAATTACGAGTGGGTATCGTGCCGTCATTTTCTATTCCTCAAAATAAAGCCACATTGACTATGGTTACGCCGTTATGCAACAAAACAGGCAAGAAACCGCTTCCAACAGGGATGTTTGTTGATGCGCCGCTATGTAACACAACTGGCAAATATGTTGGATTCAAATCCCAAAACGGGGCCGTGCCATTTGATTTCAGCACCTGACTGTTTGTGCCAATTGGCAATTTTGACAATGTTGTAGCCCCAGTGGCATACAACAAATTACCAACTGAGTACGATGACTGCCCAGTTCCACCAAGATCAGCGGGAACGGTTGTCAGCGAAATTACCGTACCAGTCACATTGATTGGCGATGTGCCAGTATAAATTTGCGATGCACTGATTTGCACAAAGGTGATGTTGGTGGTGCCAAAGACGATCACACCCTGCGTATTGCAGGTATAGGTCTCACCAGCACCAGTTGTGCCTTGCTGAACAAAAAAGGTTGATCCTTCGCTCAATGTGGTTGGGCCAACAATGCCGTAGGTGTCAGTGTCAGACGAGCGAGTCAAAACCCAGTTTGTTGAGCCAGAACCTACGCTAGTCACCACATAGACGCCGTTTTGAGTGGCGTTTGTTTGGGTATAAATTAAGACACGGTCACTGACAGAAAGCGTAACTCCATCAATTACCAAAGCGGCTTGTGTGCCTGCGTTGGTCAATGTAGCGCCAACGCCGACCCCCGCCCCGCCGGGCTGGTTGTAGGTCGCATTCAGCGGAGTTGGGGACTCAACACGCACTGGCGTGTGGAAGTGAATGCCAGAAGCCACAAGACCGTCTACATACTGCTTGGTCGCTAACTGAAGTGCCGTTGTTGGGTCTTGCGTCACAGCAACTGAAGTCAATCCGCCCAATGTCAAAGATGACGCGCCCAGAGCAATTGCAGTTGTGCCAACGGTCACAGACGAGTTCGTCAAACTTGCGTTCGCAATGTTGGTCAGCGTGTTGTTTGATCCGTTGATTGTCTTGTTGGTCAGCGTTTGCGCCGCAGTGTTAGTGGTGACCGTGTCCGAAACAACTTGGGCAGAAGCCATGTTGAACGCGCCACCAGTAATTGTCTTGCTGGTGAATGTCAACGAACTTGGCAACGAGATAACGGGGGTTTGACCGCCAGTTGAAGCAATTTCGTTTGCTGTCCCAGTCACTGAAGTCACTGCACCGATGGCTGTGGCGGAGATTGAAATATTTGCGGAAGCGGTCAGTTGACCCTGCGCATTGACCGTGTAACTTGGGACTTGGGATGACGAGCCGTAAGTGCCAGCAGTCACGCCAGAGTTGGCAATTGAAATAGTGCCCGTTGAGGTGATTGGGCCACCCGTCAATCCAGTGCCAGTTGCAACCGAAGTAACGCCAGCGCCAGCGGCAATAGTTTGCCATGCGCCGTTGATGTAACCTTCAAACAGCCCAAAGTCGGTGTTGTAGCGGAACATACCGTTCACGCCAGATGGTCGTGCGGCTGTTCCGCCAACAGGCATAGTAATGCTGGCCGTGCCGGGGATTATCGGATTTGACGCAATACTGATGATTGGCGTTGTTGTGCCATTCAAAACATCAATTTGATTGGTTGTGCCGTTGACATTGGTCACCGTACCGTCGCCAGAACCAATGTTCACCCAAGAGCCACTGATGTAGCCTTCAAAGCGGTTTGTCGTAGTGTTAAAGCGGAACTGGCCGCTGACACCTACGGGCTGTTGACCAGTTGTGCCTTTGGGGACGACCACGCCACCCGTGCCGGGGAGCGTCGCGTTGTCCACAATCGAAATTGTTGGAGCGCCACCAATGCCGTCACCATTTGCAACACCGACCTGATTGGCCGTGCCTGTGATAGATGTGGCATTCAAAACACCACCCGTGGTGATGGTCATCAGGCCATTGGCGCTCAAATTTGCCAAAGACAGAACCTGACCCGCCAAACCGATGGTTGGGTTGCCTGCAATGCCGTCACCGTTGGATATGGACAGGCCAGAGCCAGTAACCGCGATAGAACGGCCTGTAATGGCCGTAGAAGAGGTTTTTACCTGAAAGCCAGTACCAGAGTTCACCAAAGACAATAAAGCGCCTGTGGTGCTGATATTGAAGAGTCCTTGCGCACCGCCGTCAGTCAGTGTCAAACCATTGGTTGCACCAAAATAACGACTGTTGGGCAACTGAGGTGTTTGGTTGACAGTCAGGTATGTGTAAGTCTGCGACGGTGAGGCGGCAATCGCGCCCGTCGTAGTTTGCACGGTCACGCCATTTTGGACGATAGGAACCGCCTCAGTGCCTGTAATGGCACCAGCGGCTGGCAGTTGGGTTATGGCGACTTGTGCTGACATTTATGTACTCGTATTGTCGGGCGGGTTCGGCGCAATCGTATCTTTGTTGCCTGTCTGTGTTGGCGTCTGTGTGTTCTGCTCAGTCGAAATCTGGAACTGGCTTGTGCCATCCATTGATTGACTGCCAGTCATCAGGTAGTTATCGCCAGCACCGATAGGTACATCAGGACGAGGAAACCGCAGGTTGATACGCTCGGTCTTACGGGCGGCAAGGCGGTAGGGGTCGAACTGATCCCTGCACCCTTGGTCGCACACCCGTAGCCCGGGGAAGTTGGGGTCTGGCCCCAATTGCACAAAGGCGCGTTTCATCTTGCATCGGTCGCATATACCGATGGCAATCGAAGTCAGTCCTGTTGTGTCTAAAAATATTGGCATTACGCTGTGTACACCGAAATGTTTGGTGCCCAGTAAATGGGAGAGCGGTCGCGCTCCTCTTGCTCGGCGTTGTAGAGATGCTTCTCGGCCATCTTCTCCAAGTAATTGATGCGATCCATGCCAACCTGCGGCAATTCAAGGCTCATCCTGTGAGCCAGCATCATCTGCACCGCTTCGTACCAACGCTGTGGAATCTCCAACTCGTCAGTCAAAGCGCCCACATCCTCAATCTGACGCGAGTACCAGCAAGTCATCTGCACAAAAGCAGTTGATGGCACAGGCCAAATGTAGATTTCAGGCTTTGGAATCTGGCGATTGAACCAATATTGAAACGGTTGGTTGGCCGTAAAGTTCTTGTTTGGCAGGTTGGTATAGTCGTCACGGTTCAGTGAGGACATCTGCACCTCAAGCGAATTGTTTCCAAAGTACAACTCGCGAACAGACAAAGTCGTGCCGTTGTAGACGCGGCAACGATAGTAGGGGACAGTTTGGCCTGCTTCAATGTCAGTCCAAATCCACTCATTGTTCACAACAGCAACAGAGCCAAGATCAACAAGTGTTGACCATGTCACGTTATCTTCTGACCATTCGTAGATGATTGACCAAGTGCCAGTGGCCGCAGGCAAAATGCCGATTGAGCCAATGTAGGTGGGGTTTGAAACGCCGTAATTGACCGCAATGTTGCCGTTGGCAGATATTTGCGTGCAAATGGTGTCTACATCGCCGTCATACGCGTTTGCAACGACTCCGCCAGCAGAAGTGGTGTATGACCCACTTGGACGATCCATCGTGCGATACAAGACGTTCCAAAGGTCAATTGAACCTTTGGGTAGTTCGTAGATGTATTTGTCAGGGGTCAGGCCAATGACTTTCTTTGTCATCGTCCAAAATTGAATGCCGCGATTGCCCAGATCAGACAAGAGGAAATACAGCGACTGACGCGCAGACAAAACCTGCTCAGAAGTCAACTCTTCGGCAAGTTTTCCACAACGTCGAGCGCCGTGATCAATCAATGTCTGGACATTGATAACGGTTTGACCAACTGTTCCAGAAAACGCCATATCAACACTTCCAACGTGCAAGCGCCGCCGCTTTACGAGTCGGCTGACCCTTTTCATCTTTCATCGGCCCAGCCATACCGCTCATTCGAGCGCAGAAGGAGTCCTTGCGTGCGCCTCCCTGTGGCTGGGGTGCTTTTAGGTTTGAACCAGTCTCTCGATTGTACTTCTCGCGACCTTTTTGCGTAAGACCTGCGCCTTGTTTTGTTGGCAATTTTTCGCCACGGCTGACAGAAAGGTTTGGCCCGCCTTCTTTAAATTTCTTACCTTTATCAGCCTTGGCAAACTCCTTACCCACCTTTTGAGGAATGCCCACCTTTTTGGCAAACGAAGGGTTGTGCGCAACCGCTTCCATCAATTTGTGCTGGGAAGATGATTTGCTTGGCATGATTACCAGCAGGATTTTTTAGCAGAGCCACCAGTTTTCATTTTGGCGGTTTTTGCTGATTCTTTAAAGTCTTTAGCCGTTGGCGCACCTTTGCTACCCACTCGGCGCATCTTTTCGCCAGAGCCTTCAGCGATTCTTTCACGCTTTGCATTAATGTTGGCATACAAGCCTTTCGGTTTTTTTGACATAATTTAACCGCAGAAAATAGTCACCGACGCAGTACCGGGCAAAGTGACATGAATGTTTGTGGTGAAGCGAATACCGTTGCCGGGGATTATGTTGGCAAGCGGGTTGTTTGTGTTTGCTGGAATGTTGATTCGCAAACGAACAGTGCCGCTTGCCCCGCCATCACGGAAAATAATTTCGCCAGCAGTGCCGCCAGACAGCGCTTGATACCCAGCGAGATTTGTCGCGCCAGCGTAAATTGTTCCCGTCGCATCAGCGTGCGCAGAAAATACATTCGTCAATGTTGACATTTAAATCTCCAATTAAAAGCGGGGGCCGAAGCCCCCACTCGTTTTTAACAAGCGCCACCGCCACGCTTTTTACTTGCTGGCGTAACCGTTACAGACTCTTTGGTCTTGGTCACACTGTCAGCCTTTGGCATGAAGTAATTCTTGGCTTTACCAGCCAACTCTTTCACCATGCTCAAAGGATTGAGCGCATCTTCCAACTCACGACTTGCTTTGTCGCTTACAGATTTTGGGTCTACTTTGTTTTTGTCAAAGAAACGCTCATCTGGAGTTGGAGAGCCACCATCTTTCATCTTCTGGTACTTGCTGTACTTCAAGTTGGAATCAGCCTTGGCCTGTTTCATGGCCGTAGCGTTTTCTGCTTTAAAATTTGCACGCAAGCGGCCTTGGGCAGGAGTTACCTTGCCGCCGCTTTTAAAAGTACCAGACAACTGATTGATGCTTACTGGTGTCGATGGCTTTTTAGCGCCTTGGGGCATCGCGACGGGTTTGCCTGTATCAACAGTTCCCCCCGTCGCGTAGGCTTTTTTTGAGGCTTTTCCCCCCATTTTGTAGCCGCCGCCATTGCCAAGAGCAACGCCGCCAGTTGCATAGCCGCGCATCATGCCGCCGCCCATCATGCCACCTTTTTTCATCTTGCCTTTGCCATCAGCCGCAAAGGTCGGAACCATCTTCCCGTCTTTCTCGACCATAGGCATACCGCCGTCTTTGTAGCCACCGCCGTTACC